CTCTTGTTGATTTTTTGTGTATTGATTAGTAATTCAATACGCAGTAATCTGGAGCTAATGTCATAGTAATTGACTGGGCTGTGTTTTCAGTATCCCAGTTGTAATCACCAAAGTTAGCATCTACGATAAAGCATCCTTTTAAAATCCATTCTGAGACAACGTCACCTACAGGACCTAAAACGCTTAATGTTACATCTTTCTTGTAGTAGTCAGAGTAACCATCTCTACCAGTTACTGATTCGTGGTGTAATCTAACCCATTCCATTACCTGCTGGGTTCCAGAAGGAGAGATTGGATCATGTAAGGTTAACTGAACATTACCCCAAGTAGTTTTACCCTTAACTTTTCTGTATACGTTAATGTGGTTAAGAGTAACTTCACCTTGTGTTAATGTAATAGCACCCACACCTTTTACGATATATGACTCGATGCCATCAACAGACATCAAGAATCTATTCTGTTGTTTGGGTTCAAACGCTGTAAAAAACAGCTCGTTTGTATCTAATACTGCCATGTTTTCTTATTTTTATCTAGTTTGTTATTTTTAATTTAATTAATGTAACCTATTAGGCTGGGAATTCTGCTCCTGTAGGCAAGACATTAAAGTCAAGTACAACAAATTCCGCTGATTTTACTGGTTGGAGGTAAATTGTACCTCTCAATTCGTTTCTATCAATTACATCAGGACCATTATTAGTATCGTCCATTACTACCTTAAAGGCGTAAACACCTTGTCTTTGTTGTACTAATTCCATATAAGGAACTACTACAGCAAGGAACGAATTTCTGGTGGCAAGTGAGTTAGGTTCGAATACTAACCCTTGAGCAACATTACTAATAAAGTTTTTCAATGTAATTAACAATCTTCTAACATTAACTCTATCAGTAGCAGAAGCTGCTGATTGTAATGTTTTCTGACCATATACTGCTACACCTGTAGTTGGGAATTTAACGATTGGGTTAATTTTACTTTCATACAAAGTGTCTCTGTCGGCTCTTGGTAATGTTCTTTCAGGGAGGATAACATTAGGCATAGTACCTCTTGTTAAACCTGCGGGAGCAAACCAAGCAGCTGTTGTATTATCATTAAAGACATATACTGAAGGGATAATTGTTGATGGTGGACACCATACAGCTTTACCTGTTTGGTTGTCATTAACAAGTACCCATGGGTAATAAGCAGCAGCATATGAAGTGTTTAAAGTATTAGCTTCTGCTGTAACTGTATCAATTGCTGATTCATATCCCACTAAGTCAACTGGGATGATTGCGTCTGTTCTAACTTGTAAGTCAGCAATAGCTTCATCAATTCTAGTTTTGTGAGGCGTTAATGAATGAATTAATCCTGGGAGGGATAGTACGTTAAACTTATATTCGTCTTTGTTTTTTAACAAATCAATAAAGTTTGTGTAGTCACCTGCTTGTAATCCTTGAGTATTACCTGCTGTAATATTTTCGTTCATATTACATCCACCTGCGGGAACTACAAGACCTGCTCCACTAGCAAACGCACCATTTTGTACTGCTGGGATTGAACCTGTAAAGTTAGCATTACTTACATTACCATTAGCATCTAAATAGTTAGGTGTTGTATTGTTTACAGCTGAGACATATACATAATTACTTCTAGATGGGTATTCACCATTTTGTTTAACAAAGTAATCACCGCTATCAGCATCAATTGCTACTTCAGAATAAGTATCACCTATTAACTTAGAGATATAATTGTCTGAGTATGGATCTAAGCTAACTCCTCTGTAAGTTTCAAGTACTTTTTTATCAGTTGATTTATCGTTACCTTGTCTAATAATAAGAGTAAACGTACCTGAGGCCTCATCTCTAGAGGTAATTTCCCATCTTAGATTATCTTTAGAACCACTAACTAATGTAGAAGTAGCGTGTCCATTATAAAAATCTGTAGATGAAGTGCTGTTCATTACCGCACCTTTAGAGATTGTACTTAACTCAAATACACCATTTCCTGTGTAAGTACCATCGTAACTAGCACTATCACCAACTTTAGTAGATACTGAGGAAGTGAATGAAGTCCAATCACGAACTACTCTAGTTACTAATAGGTTAGTACCTCCTTGTTGGAAATAATTTTGTGCGGATATTGAAGTTAGGAAAGAATAATCCTCTCCACCACTTAAAAAAGTGGTTCCGAATTTAGTTTGGAAATCACTAAAAGTAGTAACTAATGTTGGAATACCTACAGGTCCTAAAGGAGTAGGACCAACAACAGCTGCCCCTATAGGGGCTGCTGCTGCTTCTAATATTGTAGGCACATCCTCATTAGTAAATACTCCTGGTGAGATTATTTGTTCTGCCATGTTATTCTATTTTCAAATGTTAAATTTATCTGTTTGTATTAATCAAATTAAGCAGGGAATTCAGCTCCTGTAGGTAAAACGTTGAAGTCAAGTACGATGAATTCGGCAGTCTTAACTGGTTGGAGATAAATAGCACCTCTTAATTCATTTCGGTCAATAACGTCTGGGCCATTGTTTGTTGAGTCCATTACTACCTTAAAGGCGTACAAACCTTGTTTTTGTTGTACTGTTTCAAGATAAGGATTAACAACAGCTAAGAAGCTATTTCTAGTTGCTAATGAATTAGGTTCAAATACTAAGTTTTGAGCAACATTACTAATAAATCCTTTTAAAGAAATCAACAATCTTCTGACGTTAACTCTGTCTGTTGCTGAAGCTTTTGTTTGGAGTGTCTTTTGACCATATACTACAACACCTGTGTTAGGGAAGGTAGCGATTGGGTTTACTTTATTAGCATATAAAGTATCTCTTGAAGATCTTGGTAATGTTCTTTCAGGAGCTACAACTCTAGGCATAGATCCTCTGGTGAAGCCAGCAGGTGCGAACCAAGCTTCAGCATTATTATCATTAAAGACATATACTGAAGGGATTATTGTTGAAGCAGGAACCCAAGCATTTTTAGCCAAGTCCTCATCACGTACCTTAACCCAAGGCCAGTATGCGGCAGCATATGAGGTATTTAAGTTACCTGCTTGAGTAGTTACTGTAGATAATGGTTGGTTGTAGTTTACCAAATCAAGTGGAATCAATGCGTCACCTCTAGCTGTTAAATTAGTAACAATTTGATCTAACTGGTCTTTGTGAGAAGAATTAGAGTTTGTATTATTTTGGTAAATCAAACCTGGGGTGAATAATACGTTGTATGGGAATTCATCCTTGTTTTTCAAAAGGTTAATTGCTGCGGTGTAATCATTACCTTGTAATCCTTGAGTATTAGCTTCTACGATGTTTTCATTATACTTAGTACCTCCGGCTTGAGAACCGTAAATAGTACCAGTAGCATCACCAAATGAACCACTTTGATTACCAGGAATTTTAAATTCAGATCCAGAAATTCTAATATTACCATCTTCATCTAAGTAATCTGGGGTAGTAAAATTAACTGATTTGACTACTACATATTTACTCTTATTTGGGTACTGACCATCTACTTTTACGTAATAACCCGCAGCGGCTGATCCCGCTAATGATTTGATTTGGTTACCTACTCTTTTAGCAATGAAATTTGGTGAACGAGGGTCAAGATTAACACCTCTGTATGTTTCTAAAACAACTTTTTCAGATTGTCTATCGTTACCTTGTCTAATTGATAAAGTAAAGGTACCTGAACCAGTTTCTGCTTGGGAAATTTCCCATCTTACGTTGTCTTTAGTACCTGTTGGAAGTGTGTGACCTGTTGATTCAGTGTCCCCGGTATTCATGATGTCACCTTCAGAGATAGTTTGAAGAACGAATACGTCGCCTCCTAAACCTGATGGAAGGTTTCCTGAGTTTGAGCTACCTGTTATAAGGGCTGAAGAAGTAGCTGCTGAAAATGCGTTACCAGCAGCTGAAGCACTCATTACTCTAGTTACTAATAAGCGTTGACCTCCTTGTTGGAAGTAATTGTATGCTGCTATGTTTGTAAAATAATTTCTGGCAATACCCCCACTTACGAAGGTGCCACCAAATTTTTGTTTAAAGTCACTATAGGTTGTTACTATAGTAGGAACCCCAACAGGACCTAGCACTGTAGGGCCTATAATAGCGGCACCTACTGGTACTACTGGGGCTTCAGTCGTTACAGGAACACTTTCGTTAGTAAATACTCCTGGTGAGATTATTTGTTCTGCCATGTTGTTCTAATTAATGTTTTGTTGATAAATATCAAAAAGGTTTCAAAATTATTTATTGTTTGGAAAAAGTTCCACTTTCTAAATTAATAACTCCATCTCCATATTTTTTGTTTAAAGTATTTGCGACTTCAACTTCTTTAGTTTTAATTTTTTCTAAATTTTCAACTAATTTTTCTTTTTGGAGTTCAAGAGATTGAATCTGATATTCGATAGTGCCAAAAGAGTCTATTAATTTGTTTTGTTCTTCTTGCAA